TGGCGGTATCCAGGCTCATCCGGGCCATGCTCTATTCGGCTGCCAGTCCTGAGATCAGCCTACGGATCCGCCCTCATCACCCCCAAAAACTCCCGCTCCACCAACCGCAGATCCTCCAGCAGCCACACCCGGTCACGGCGCTTCACGCCCTCATCCTTGGCCCACAGGATGAACGCCTGATAGTCCAGCCCCACAGGGCCATTCATCCCCATCCGCCACTGGGTCTGGAGCTTCATAAACCACCCGATCGCCTCCACGTTCTCTGCCAGCAGGCCGAACGTCTCCGGCCGCTGCTCCACCTCAGGCACCGCTAGGCCGAACACCGCCGCAGCATCAGCCGCATCCTTGCCATCGTCGGCTGGGTCGCCCTTCGCGGCAGCGGCGAGGAACCGCGCCGCGTCGATCAGTTTTTTGCGCGGAACCCTCCAGCCTTCGCGGCGGACTTCTCAGAGGGCTGGCCCAGGCTTTCTAGCCAGGCCTTGAAGATCGCAGCACTGGCGCCCTGCACCCGGTAGAGCTGGGCCTTGGTGGCGTCGCTGAACTCAATCGGCTCGCCATCCTCGCCCACCACCTCATCACCCCAGCCGCAGAGCACCTCATCGGCCAGGTCCTGATAGGTGCAGGGCAGCGGGTCGCTCAGTAAGGCCTCTTCATCCTTGGCGTAGCCCTGCAGCGCCTCGATGCGCTTACGCATCGCCACCAACATCTGATTGTGCTGATCCTGCAGCGCCTGCGCGTCCTGCTCATCGAGCACGCTGAAATGAGCGGTGAACTTGTAGGGCTTCTTGACTCCACCTTTGGCCGGCAGGTCAACACTCACCGGCCATTCGATGTGGTCGGGCTGAAACAGGTGAAACATGGCGAATCAGAAAAAGATCAGGCGGGTTTCGTCGTTCTGCGTCTTGGGCAGCGCAGTAAACAGGATCTGCAACATGTCGATCCCGTCGGAATCGCTGAACGACAGATCGCCGCTGATTGCAGCCTTCGGGCAGAAGAAAATGGAGCTTTCCGTTGCTACCGTACCCTGCTGCACCACGAACGTGCCATCGCTGGCGCCGCTGTTGTCAGCAGCAGCAGTGAAGTAATCCTTGGTCGCAACCGGCGGATTTTCAATCGTCAGCGTTCCATTGGGGTTCGGGCGATCGGTGATACGGGCGTGAGGCTCGCAGTTGATCAGCGAACGGAACGAGGTAGTGAGGCCCCAGTCGAAGGTGAAGCCCTCAGTGCAGGGCCCGTAGCCCTGGAACCGCAGCGCCTTGGTGTGACGCGGGGTGACGGGCACCGGCTCGGCCTGGTTGCCGTAGGTGAAGCTCTCAGAGCTTTTGGCGGTTGGGGTGACGTACCTGCCGATGCCGGTGATCGTGAAGGTGCCGTAACTGTTTAGCGGCGAGTTGAGCGCCGGGGAGCCGCGGAAGCCTTCGATGCGGTGCACGTTCTGATCCTTCACCGCCACCAGCGTGCAGCTGCTGCCATTGCCGAAAGTGCTGATCGGCTGGTACAGCGACAGCGCGGGGATCTTGTAGTTCACCGCGCCGCCGGTGAACGATGCCGTGGACGCCACCACCGTCACTTCTCGAGTGGTGCCGTTGTGGGCCACGATCACGCCCTTGTTGCCGGCATTGGCGCCGCTGGTGATCTCGATCGGAAAACCCACGTAGGCGTCAGTCGCCGGGTTGCTGCCGCCCAGGTCCGCCAGGGTGATGGTGTTGGCGCCGCCTGCAGTGGCCGTGCCGGTGATCTCGGCTGATGCGGCCAGATTCATGCCGGCCGCGAGCAGCAGCGGAGAGAACCGGGGTGCGGTGGCAGCGACGCCGGAGCCGCCCCACTCGAAAGTAATGGTGACGGCGACATGCTCATTAGTGAGCGGCTGGCGGTCGGCGCCGAGGAAGCCTTTGATCAGGCTGCGCTCTACTCGGGTGCCGGTTAGCGGGTTTACCTCCAGCGAGGTGATCTTCACTGCATCGGATGCACCGATTGAACTGGCCAGGGTGCCGTAAGCGGTTTCGGTCTTGGCCAGCAAGAACGAATTACGGATCAGGAGGGCGGTCATCAGTCCTTGGCCTTGCTGGGTTGGGCGGGCTTGGTGGGCTCAGGCGGCTTGGGCGGCTGGTAGTCAGCAGCAGGCACCATCTGGCCGCTGGGGAGCATCACATACTCGCCAGACTCGCCGTGGTGCTCGAATTGTTCCGCCATAGGTGGGGGCTGAGCGTCCTAACCTCAGGCTACGGAGGCCGGCTCAGGGCAACTGATCGATCGCGTCGTCTCGGGTGCGGTATCTGATCAGGAACCGGTGCTGCATCCATCCGGCGGAGCCGTCCGCCTGGTCCCATTCAGGCCGCCAGCCATCGGGCTGCACGTCGTGCGCCAGGCCGCCCATGGTGCGATCGGCCATCATCCGGGCGTGCACGTCAACGCCGATGGGATCGGCCAGCTGGTCGGGCACGTCGGCGCGCACGTAGATCTCGACCAACACCGGCAGCGCCTGATCAAGCCTGCCCAGGCTGGCGCCGGTCGTGCGCGGGGCGTTCACCGGGTTGTCCTCGCCGGGGGAAATGTTGATCGCTGGTGCTTCGTTCTTGCTATACGCCTGCGCACGGCTGCGGAAAATCCGATTGCCAACCTGCACCGTGCCAGGGAGGGTCACGGTGCGGATACGTTCGAGGATCTGTTCGCGGAGGCTGCTCATAAGGCAATGCGCCTGAAAGCGCGCACGGGGTTAAGTGTGCTCTTGGCCGCCGCGCTAATCGCACCGTTGTTATAGGTAATCCGCCTACCATTCGCAGCGGTTACCTCGTTGCTTGCCCAGTGGTTGGCGGCTGCGAATGCCTCCGCGCCACCAGCCTGGAATGCTGCCACCGTAGTTTGAGCAGGATTCCCCGCCGTGAAGTTTGCCGTGCGCGGTGGCACCGCATAGGCGTTGGTGCCCGTGCCAGTAGCGTTAGAGGTAGTTGTGGGCTTGAGATTGAAATAAACGATGTCCTTTTCGAGTTGGCTGGGTAGATACCAATCGTTGAATGCGCCGATAGTCAGCCCAGTGCAGAACTGTGCGGCGGGATGATTCGCGATCCCCGCTGCAACCATCGCAGCCGTATTGGCCACGCCATCAAACAAACTGGTGGTGCCGGTTGTTGCGGTATCAGAGGTCTTCCACGCCAGGTTGGTGGTCAACGTGTAGCCAGTGCCCGTCGCACCGGTCGCGGCTGGAGCCACGATGAGCGCATGGGTCGGGTTGCCGTCAGCCGTATGGCTGATCAGGCCGCCGAAATATCCCCCGCCAACGGGCTGGCCCAAGTTGGCGGGGTCGAGGAAGTCGAAAGCGGGGATTTCCGCCTGAATGGCGTTGATCAGCGCGGTCACTCGGGCATCCAGCAGGGCGAGGTCCAAGGCTTCGCCTATGCTGTAGAAGGCTAGGCGGGCGTCTGTTGGCTGATTAATTGCGCCATTTAGATTTCTGCCAAAAACAAAAATATTCAAGTTAATGTTAGCATTGCTGGCTAAAGGACTTAGCGTAGTTACGTTATTTGCTCTGTAATTAAAACTTAATGAAGATTCCCTGGATGCACCCATAAATCCAAGCTGATTAGGATTATATGGTGAGGGAGAAAAAGATGCGCTGTTTACCGAAAAGGTAAGTGTGCCGACATTATCGGCAATTCGAGATTCAGAAGCAAACGGTGTAGTTGCTTGCGCTCCAATGTATTTAGTGTTGTTATTGGTTCCGACAGGAGCGACACTTTTGTAAATTGACAGATGTTTAAAATCTTGCGGATCTGCGTTGTTGCCCCTATTGCTATTTAAATACTTCGTGCTCCCATTGCCCTTCAGTCCCGTCCTCCGGCTGTAATCCCCTTCCTGAAAACCAAAGTTCGTCGGCGCCGCCCCCACCAGCGGCACCAGCGCACCGGCCAGCGTGCGGGCACCGGCCATGATGCAGCTCGCCTTAATAGCGCTCCAGATGCCGTCCGCCTTGCAGCCCACCACAAACGCATTGATCGCATCCTTCACGCCAACTTCCAGCGCCTGAGTATCAGCAGCCTCCACAGCAGTGATGTACGCCTGCGCGTCGGGGTCGTAGGCACCAGCCGGCGCCAGGCTCCCCAAAAACGCCACATCATTCAGCCCCAGCATCACACCACCTCCACCAGCAGCCACTGCAGCGCTGATTCAATTACTTCAGTTGCCGGATCATCCGCTAGGTAGGTGCCATCCTCAGCGCGAGGCTGATCCCACACCCACTCACTTCCATCAGGCCCGGTCCATTCATCCCCCCGCGCCGGATTCTCCGGCCAATCCCAGAGCTGTCGAGGGCCCGCCAGGCCCGCCACGAACTCGGCGGGCAGGTCGAAATGCGTGGCGAGATCCTGCAGCCCTTGCACCAGCTCCGGCGGGATCAGGCCCAGGCCGCGAGCGGTCTGCCAGGCACTCAGGAACACCCTACTGTCGCCATCGGCGGCCTTCCCGAGGCCCACGCCCAGCGCCAGCGCCAGACGTGGCGAGGCCGCCTGCGCAGTGGCCAGCAACTGATCCACCTCCACCGGCAGGGCATTGTTGAACTCGATCCACCGAGGCGGGTGCGTGGCCCTGTAATACGCCTCTCGCTCAGCGTCCGTCAGCTCTACCAGCTCCCATTGCTGCAGCCACTGGCCATCGGCCTCCACGGGCTCGGCCTCCACCACGCGGTGGGTGGCGGGGCTGTGGCTGGGCCGGGGCTGGGGCACCACGCGGAACACGTCGTAATGCTCCAGCTCGCGGCTGCTCGGGCTTGCGGAGAACGACCGGCTCGGCTCATCGGCGCGCAGCTGGCCCAGCGAATACGGCCAGCGGGTTGGGTTCAGGCGGATTAGATCGCTCATGGCTGGATAGCGATGGCGGCCACAACGTCTGCGTTGGTGGTGCCGTGGCACTCGATGCTGAGCCGGGCGACCTTGTTGGCCGGGATACTGGCGGGTTTGGCCGAAACGAACACCCAATCGACAGGGAAAATCAGCGTCCTGCTGCTGGCGCCGGGGATCAGCCGCAGGCCCGTGCTGCGCCCGTTCGCCAGGTTGCTGGTGGTCAGCTCCAGTGGGCCGGTGAGCGTGATCGTGTTCACCTGCCCGTCCAGCGCCGCCAGGTCGAGATTCACCGTGGCGGCGTAGGTGATCGTGCCGAAGCCGGTTGCTGGCTGCAATCCCGCAGTAGTCGTGGAGACTACGGGGGGTAGGGCGTGGACATGATCCTCGCGGGCGTACTCCGTGCTGGCACCGACCGCTGCAGTGGCTCCCAGTGCGGCAGGGGCAGCGTCAGCAGGGGCGGGAATCGACGGCAGCCCCGACAGGCTGCCGTAGGCGATCTGCGCCCCGTCCCCGCCGCTGTGGTCATGACTGTTGCCGTTCGTGACGCCTTGGGCAGCTGTCGCGAAGTCGCCCGTGCTGGCCGCCGCTGCTGTGCCTAGGGCGGGGCGCCCGCTTAGATCGCCGTAGGCGCCGCTGGTAGCCACCGTGGCCAAGATGCCAGGCTGCACTGCCGTCGCCGCCAAGGCCCCCTGCGCAGCCGTTGCGGCGCCAATATCGCTAGGCGTCAGCGCATCGGTGCCGCCAACCGCGTGGCTGCTCTTGTGCGCTGTGGGGGCTGATGCTGGCAGGTTAGTCAGCAGCGAGGCGTTAACGGCGGGCAGGCGAGCGCTGCTATCAAGCCGCACCACGTTGCCCGCGCCGGCGCCAACGTCCAGTGCGGCGGCGGTGCCAAGATCATCAGCGACTGCGCGATCCTCAATCGCGTCTTCCAGCTTGTCCAGGTTGCCGTCATGCTCCGCCGCTGTCAGCGGCGTGCCCTTGACCAGTCGCCGGATTAGGTTCAGCGTCATACGAAAACCCCGGCCTCAAAGACGCCTTCCAAATACACTGTAAAGACCGCCTCCACCTTCTCCAGCAGCATCACGCAGAACCGCCCGTCAGCCTGCCGTAATGGCTCATGCAACAGTCGATAGGTCTGCCCGCCATGCTCCACCAGGTCGCGATACTGCAGCCCACCAAACAGGTCAGTTCGGACGGTCAGCGTGCAGTCGATCGAGATCACCCGATCATCGAGCACAAAATTACTGATCTCATCCTTGAAGCCCAAACCAACAACGGCCCCAGCAGTAACGCTGGAGCCGAAGTCAGACAACAGGAAATCATCGGGGACCTCCTGGATCATGGTCAGGGACGGTACTTCTTGATGCCCACGGCAACGCAGCTCACGGCAGCGCTGTAGGTGCCGGTTTCATCGAAAAACCGCAGGCGCAAATAGGCCGGGAGATCATCCTTGGACAGTGCCAGCCGCTGGTGATAGGCGACAGTGGCCAGGTCGGGGAATGCCCCGCCGGTTACATCCACGGCATCGCTGCCATCGGATGCGCTGCCGGCCTGCACCTTCACCTTCATGGCGCTGCCAGACGCGCTGGCAGGTGCGGTGAGGATCAGGCACACATCGCCATCAAATGCAGAGCAGTCAATGGCGGTAGTGTCATTGGCGGCCGATACGGTCGTAGGGGCCAGAATTTTGACGCTGTGCAGCGCCTCCAAGTTGCGTTGTCTGATAGCCATGGTCAGGGATCCTCCGTGGGGGGCTGGGTGCTCGTGCTGAGCTCGGGATTGTTGTAGGTGGTGCGCCGTTTTCCGCCACGGCGGGGGGATTCGTCTTCGGGCTCGGCGGCTGGGGCGGGAGCGACGTGCTCAGCCGCCCAGCCGTTGCGGATCATGTGAAGGCCTAGATCGTTGTCAACAGTGACCACTTCGCCGATCTTGCGATCTTGGCGATTGATCACCATTGAATCAAGCATCTCGACTTGCATGATCAGATACCGAACACGAAGGCCTCGGGGTAGCGAACGCCAAAATCGCAATCCTGAAGGATGCTGATCTCGACGCTGCCCGAATCCTGGTACTTGTAAGGATTCACGCCGATGTCTTG